CCACCGTGCCTCTGATAATTTGAATCTTCATTGAAATATTCTCTGAAGTCGTTCGTTGTATGTCACGATTCGCCCAGGATTTTGCAATTGGTCCCGTGCTTCTATCCACTTACCTTGTTGATCTTCCTGCACTCTTGTTGGCTTTTTATCTAAATCCCACTGATGCCAGTAGCGCCTTGGTCCGGTGTAGAAATCGACGCCACAAATGTGAATCTCTGAGTAACCAAAAAAGTCTGCGGTCCAAAGTGCTTCTGGCCCTGAAAGTCTGATAAATGGGACAATTCCACCGTGAATGTCTTTGTCTCTTAAATTCTTTGGTTCGTGGTGCACAATTGCTGGCGTTTCGTACTCTTGAAGGTGTTTGACCATCCTCACGTCATGCGCGTAACACCAGGCAAGTTCCCCAAGAAAAAGTAAGCCGTGATTATTAACACTCGCTAAGTCGTAAGCTTTTGAACCTATCTGCGCCTTGGCTTTCGCTAGGTCTGAAGGCGCAGAAGGTCCGCCACACAAGAGAATTGCAGGACGGTTTTTACCCCATCCTGCAAGCTCGTCTAATTGGAACACTTACGCAACGGTCACATCCTGTGCTGCCGCGAAGCTTTCAGCGTGAGCAACCGCAATATCCATATCTTGATAAAAATATAGATTTGTTGTGGCTGTTCCTGCTGAACCGTATGGGTCAACCAGCACATCCAGTGCTGAGAAGAAGCCAATGTACAGATCGCTAAAGTTCCCGAAAATCAGCGAGTAAGGCGAGGAACTTGGTGCTTGAGTGGTCTGAACAACCGGATAGCCAAGCATCGAATCTGGTGTTGGCATAATCATCCGCGAGTCTGTGCTAGCAGCCACCAAGGTTTGCATCAGCTTCCCAACTACTGCCGGATGAGTTACCCATCGCAAGTTGCCCAACAAGGCGTTGTCTTGTGAAACCTCGGTCATAATATCAACGACATTGCCATACGTCAGATTGGCGTTGCCACTGGTCCCACCACTTGAAACGTCACCGATTCCAGCAGTGCCTAAAATTCCGGTTGGCTCATTACTTCCGCCACCTTTCAGCGCTACGTTGTCAATTTTGGCCGCGAAAATTCGGACCATGTTGTTTCTGATGAGCTGCTCAACGGATGGGTCAGACTGAATCATCAACTCGCGAGTTACGGCTACTTTGTTTGCCAGAAGCTTTGGGGTCATGGTGACTTGCGCGAAGTCAGGCTCGTTGTTTCCAACGCTTCCGCCTTCCGCAATGAATGCCGCTGCGGTGCTGGTGCTGATTTTGGGAATCGCAACATTTCCTTGCAATCCGTTCAGAACGGTTGCGCCCACTTGCCCCAAAATACTGGTTGAAATCAGTGCATCAATGAATCGGTCACCTCGGTAGTCCTCTGGAACGATATTTGAGCCTGCGCCGAAAGTTGCTCCGGCTGCGGTTGATACCGTTCGGGTCTGCCATCCCCAATCGGGAACAAAGAAGCCTTTTGGTTGTCTTTTCTGTGTCTTCGCGAGTTCCTGGCTAATTTCCATTTCAAAACCAGCTTTTGACCAATCCTTCTGATCTGCGGCTCGAATCGCTCGCACCAAGGAATAGTTACGCTTTTCCTTTGGTGAGGCGTCAACGCTGAAGTCGATTGGCTTGGACGTCTTCTTCTCTAAAAGCATGGCTTGGAATTCAGCCAGTGACTTCTCTTCCTGAAGTGCTCGGAAAGCCAAGTCGTATTCGTTGTGTCGCTTGCCAAGTTCGAGAATCTGAGAAGCTTGGTTGCGGTACTCTTTCAGTTGGTCTTCTGGTTGCCGTGTGTTTACCGGCTCTTGAACTACTTCTGCGCTCATTGTTTTCTCCTGAATTGCAGAATTGTCATTACCGGAAATTTCCGGCTTGGATCTGCCTACCCCAACAGTGGAGTCAGCAGGAATGGAAACCATGCTCACTTCGAGCGGTTTAAACATATTGACTCTGTAGAGAGGCTTGTCTTTATAGCCGTTCTCGTCTTTCGTCATGCCTTGAATCTGATAGCCGATTGAGACGTTGCCACGAATCCCATCAACTACGTCTCTATAAACTTCCTCCGCCATTGCGTTTTTGCTAAACCGGACTTGCGCTCTGAGTTTGTCGTTATCCATATACGCCTTTTCAACCACTCCAATTTGCTGTCTTGCGTCATGGTCTAAAAGCAGTGGCGCTTTGCCTGAAGACATGAATTCCATATCGACGGAAGAAGCATTGTGTTCGAGAACTTCATAGCCAAATTCTCTTTCAACCGGATTCGTTGAACTAATCGACATCATCACTCGACGGTCAGACTCGTCATCCATCATGCGAACGCTTCCGGTTCGGTACTGGGTCTGAACTGGCAAGTCTCTTGTCTCGACTTGTTCAACTTCTCTTTCTTCCGGTTCTTCTGCGACTTGTTCCGCTTTGGCAAAAGCCACAATGTACTCGTCATTCGTTTCTTCAACGTCAATGACATGCCGCTCAGTCATGCTAGTTAAATCCATGTTTCTCTCGCTTTGATTCACGATTTTTTCTGACCAACTTTTGCCAGCATCCCCACCCCACAAAGCCCAAGCGATGCGTCCGTTGCTTGGATAGCCTTTTTCTCCTGGTCTGAATCCTTCGGCTTTTTTGTCAACCTCATGCCTCGCAAAAAAAGACTTCATTCTCTTCACGGTTGCCAGTGGCAAACTCTTGCCGTTGCTGATGTCTCTGGCGCGAGCGATACCTACAGACGTTCCGCCTCTGCCAAATTCTCGTCTCCACTCTAGGCCACGGTTTGCCTCGGAAATCATGCCACTGGTGGGCTTGTGGTTTTCTGCCATCAATCGTCTTTCGCGTCTTCTTCTGCGACATCGACAAAGGTTTCTGGCCTATAAACGTCTGCGCCTTCTGGATGAGTTGGACTGTGTGGAGTGCCTAGCGGCTCAAAGGCTAGGCTGATTCCGTAGCGTTCCGCCATTGCCTTGTCGTTTTGCATTTGCTGGAACACTTCTTCAACGTCTCTGCCGTATTGCCGCGCTACGTCATTCAATGACTTGAAGCCATTTCTAACTGCTTCGACTTCGGCTCGAATCTCTTTTGCTGGATCAACCCAAGAAAAGCCTCTACCTCTGAATTCCAAGGTGTTGCTGAACTTGTCGTAGCGAGTGATTGGGATTGGGATTGAGCCGGAAGTCATTGCCATTTTCAGCCACTCTTGACAGATTGGCTCGCACAAGTGCTGAATCAAAAAGCTTTGCAGTTGTCTGTAGAGATCTCGCTCTTCTAGTGCACCTTGCCTTATGCTGGAATAACTGACGCCTTCGAGATTGTTACTCAGGCTGGTGTAGCTGATGCCCAAGCCGGAAGCGATGCCGCGCAAAATGCCTTTGTGAAATTCAGCGTAAGCTGAAGTTGGATGACTAGGACTCCATTCTTGAAAGGTCATTCCAGCCGGAAGCTGCTGAATTGAACCAGGTTCGCCCGACATGATCTGGTTTCCGTCTGCGCTTTCGTCACCAATGAAGCCCTCACCGTCAGGACTGACTAAAAAGCCCATCTTTGCGGCTGCGGTTCGAGCTGCAATCAGTTCAGCTTCTTCATAGCCTGAAAGGATTCGCATTCTCGTCATTGCTGAAGCAAACCAAGAAACGCCTCTCGTCTGTTGCGCTCTGTCCGGTAAGTAAATGTGCAGAATGTCGTTAGCGTCAACTCTGGTTCTTTTGTCGCTTCTGCGCTGTCCAAACGTATCGAATGGATGGCCTTGTCCAAGCTTGAGATAATAAGCCACTGGTGCGTCGAACTCGTCCAACTCAACGCCCATCACCACTCTTCGGCCTTTTGGCTCAGTCGTAAAATATTCTTCGTCTAAAAAATCGGGTTCAAGAATCTGCAACGCTAGCCCATCCGTCCACTTCTGGCCTCGAACAAAGCGAATCAGAATTTCGCCATCTCTGGCGAGTCCTTGAACCACTAGTCTCTGAATGTCTAGCCAGCTATGCTTGCGGCTCGCACTGCATCGCTTTCCCCAACGCTTCCAAGCTCGTTCAATGATTTCATTTCCGGCAGCGTCGAGTTGTCCAACATTCGGCTCGTTTAGATTTCTGGCGCGAGACTGAAGTTGGAAGCCATGCTCACCAATGACGTTACTCGACATGAGTTGCAGGTAGCGCCTTGCGTAGTCATCATTCCGGCAAAGTTCTCTTGCTCTGTCTCTGATTCGTCTGAGCGAGTATTGCAGCTCAGCATCGGCTGAAGTGGTTGAGCCGATAAAGTCCGCAAGGAATCTTGAACCAGCCGCGCCATCATATCGACGCTTCTTCTGCTTTGGACTTGGATTCTCTGGTGCTGTTCTATGCACTCTATCGGTGAGCCACCACATTGCCTCTTGAATCATCCTGCTCTCCTGAACTCAACCTTCACCAGATTGCCAGGACGTTTACCTGCTCTTGCTCTAGCTTGCTGATTTTCTTTAGCAACCTCTTGTCTGTAGTAGTCGCGCCACTTCATCAGGTCTTGAATTGAAAGCTTGGTCAGTGAGCGGTTACCAATTGAGTATTCTTCAACGT